AGTCCTAAAAAAGGTGATGGCGCACAAGCAGGTGCAGGAGGTAGATATTTAAAGTCTATTATAGAAGAGGTAGGGTTATTAGAAAATGTTATAGATGTACACACATCTAACGACTCAACTGTAGCAAGAGATGGTATTAGATTTGGTGTTGAACGTTATCAAGGTACATCTGGTAATATTGAATACATACAAGCATCTAAAAAGATGTTTTTATCACCACAAGATTATCGCATTTTAAGTTACGACAATGAACACGGTAAAGAAGGTAGAGATGGTAAGGTAGGTTTTTTCTTACCTTTTTATATGGTATTACGACAGTTTAAAGATAAAGATGGTAATACAGATTATGAAGCTGCTGCTAACCATGTAAATAAAATAAGAGAAGAAAAGTCTAAGTCATCTAATCCAGATGTACTACGAGAAGAAAAGATGAACAGACCTTGCTTCATAGAAGAGATGTGGGTTAATCCAAAAGGTTATTTGTTGCCTTATGATGAAGCTGTAGTTAGAGAACGTGAACTACTTACGTTTGATAAGTATAAAGAAAAAGAAACACCTGTTACATTAATATGGGATAGTAAACAAGGAGAAGGAATATATAACGGTGTAAGAGTTAAGATTAACCACGACATTGAGCCATATAGAGAATATCCTATAGACCCAAGTAAACGTAAAACACCTAACGGTACTGTAGTAATATATGAGTTTCCACAACAGATAAATGGCAAAACGCCAGCTGATATGTATAGGTTTGTAGGACACGACCCTTATGTAGAAGAAAACTTAGACAAAGGAGGATCAGTAGGTTCTACGTATGTTATTATGAATCCTAAATACGCAGCACAAGGATTTAACGGCAACACTATAGTAGCAAGTTACATAGACAAACCTATAGGTGGTTTAGCAGAGTACTACGAGAATCAAGAGAAGCTATTAGCAATGTATGGCAATCCACTACAAGGACTATGTATAGAAAAAAACAGAGGTCAAGATTGTAGAGCGCATTACATAAAAAAGAACAAGGCATATCTATTAATGCCTAGTCCAAATAGAGAACAGGGAACTAATATATATCAAAAGAATGTTACATCTTATGGATATAATGTTGGTAATAAGATAGTTAAGTTACAATTAGCTAAAATGATGGCTGATTGGTTGTTAGAAGAAACAGAACTTAACGATGGTATAAAAAAGAATATAGAAAGAATACCATGCTTATATTTATTACGTCAGTTTATGTCGTATGATTTAGATGGTAACTTTGACGCAGTAGATGGATTTAGAGGTTGTATAGTAGCATTAAGAGAGTATGAAAACTTACAAATAGCAGAAGCAGTAATTAAAAATGAAAATAAACAAACATTTAGAGGCTTATTAAGCAATCCCAAAATATTTAAACATGGCAAAGAAAAACAAAGGGTATGAGCTGAGTGACTTTATGAAGCTTAGAGTACCAGAGAAAGATAAAAATAAAGATTGGTATAAATTTCACGTAGATAGAATCATACCTGCTCAAACTACAGCACAGGTAGAAGACTATCCAGAGATGAAGAAGTTATACGAGTTTAGAAACAACGACTTAAGTAGATGGAAAGATGAAGTAGATTATTATTGTGGTAGTTTAGAAGAGTATGGCGCAACAGAAGAAGATTTAGTACCTTATAACCCTATACCTAATAAGATTGAAGTTTTAAAAGGTGATATGTTATCAAGAGGTAACAACTTTAAAATAATCTTACTTACAGCTAAAGCTATACAAACTAAAAACAAAGACTTATACAATAAGATTGTAGAAAAAGTAAATAACGAATTGCGATTAGTTATTGAAGAACAGACTGCAAGATTAGAAGGTATGAGTGAAGAAGAAGTACAGCAGTATATAGAAGGATTAAAAGAAGAACTTACACCAGAGGATATAAATATCAAAGACTACTTATCTGAAAACGAAATATTAGCAAATAAGCTGCTTGAGTATTCTATGTTTGATCAAGAAATTAATGCTAAAAGATTAGAAACGTTAGAAGATACAGTAATTACAGATAGATTTTATTTATATAATGGTTGGAGAAATGGTAAACCTTGTATTGATGTAATTAATCCATTAAATGTAGGTTTTCATAAGAATCCTAATAGTCCATATATTCAACATAGCGACTGGGTATGGCATAGAGATGAAATTACAGTTGCGGATGCTTTACAGATGTACGGCAACCAACTAACAGATGACGAAGCGTTAGAGATTATACAATATGGACATACAGTTAATGCTATTGATAAAAGGCACATGACTGAACCTGTATTTGACCATACTAGGTATTTATCATTATTAGAAACGTTAGGAGAACGCACACAAAAAGGTATTGGTTTACATCAAGGCACATCCTTAACTAATATCAACTTTACATCTACACTATGGAGAGTACATGTAGAGTTTAAAGCGTTTCAAGAGGTAGTATTTTTAACTGTAACAGACGAGTACAATGAACCCATTACTATTACACTTGATAAAAAAGCTGATATTATTCCTAGTTATGCGAGCAAAGTTAAGTTTACTAACAAGTGGTTTAACGATGATGAAAAGTATATATGGTCGGATGAAACAGGTACTACGTATGAAGCAGAAATCTTGTGGATACCAAGACGATACGAAGTAACTAAACTAGGTAACGATATTGTAGTAGATGCAAGGCTTGTACCTAACCAACCAGACTATGGCGATGATCCATGGAGTAGATTTGAACTAAGCTATAAAGGAGGTATACTTAACTCTAGAAATGCTAAGACCATTAGTATGATGCAAAGAGCGTTACCTTCTGCATTTCAATATATGTCTGTTAAGCGTGTACAAGATAGAGAATTAGCATCTTATGTTGGTATGGAGCGTGTTGTAGACGTTGACCAAGTACCTGATGAACTTGCATTAGACGCAGAGGGTAATCCACAACAAGGTCAAGATAGATTGTTGATGGCTGACGTTATCGCAAGAAAAACTAAAACTCGATACTATAGTGGAAGTAGAACTGCGAATGGTATGGCAGCACCTACAACACGTGGTGCAGGTGTAAGTTATAATATGGTAGATACATCACCACAGCTTATTAACTTACAACAGTTAGCTACAATGTTAAGTGCTGAAACAGGTATGATGATGGGTATTCCACCACAGAGAGAAGCACAGGTAACACCAGGTACTAACGTTACTGATAATAGACAAGCACTAGTACAATCTACACTCGCAACACAAACTCTATTCTATTTTATAGATAAGGTATGGAGTTATTCTATTAATGAACACATGTTCAATCTTAGAACATACTTAAAGAACTTGTTTGCATCTAATCCTAATCTTACTAATCACCAGTTTATGTACATCTTACCAGATGGTACTAAAGAACTGCTTGAAGTTACAGATAGAAATGTAGAGATGCTTGAAGATATAGGACTATACTTATTTGATAGTGGTAAAGATCAGATTTACTTCCAGATGATGCTACAGTCTATACATGCTATTGCACAAAACGCAGGAGAAGGTGTAGAATCATTATCTGCTGTATTAAAGTCTCTTACATCTGCTAATAGTGTAGAAGAAGCACACAAAGTTATACAAGTAGAAGCTGAACGTCAACGTAAGATGAAAGAAGCTATACAAAAACAACAGGAACAGCTTCAACAACAAATGAAACAACAGCAGATGGAACTTGCTAAATATCAAGCTGAACTAGAATTAGAAGGTAAGTTAGCACAGATAAAAGCACAAGGCGAATACAACTTACAACGTAGCGAGATAGAAGTTAAGAAGTTTGCTATGCAGAACGACATTAACGAGAATCAGATTAATGATGGTATAGAAAGAGAAAAGATGAAGTTAGAGAGCGAATCTATAGAGAAAGAAAAAGATAGACAAATAGAAAGAGAAAAGCTAGAGATAGAACGTAGAAAAATTTTAGGTTAAAATGTAGTTAAATATTACTACATATTACATTTGTTATAGTGAACTTTTTATAACTAAATTTGGGTTAATATGGAAAATGAACAAGAAAAGTCATTATTTGATGATTTGGTAGCATTTGATGAACCAACTCCTATATTAGATGAAGAACAAGATATTAATGAAAGCGTTGACGATGTTGTTGACAATGACACTGAACTTGTTGAAGATGAAGTGGGTGAGGAAGTGGTTAGCGAAGAGGCTATCGAAGAAGACAATAGGGTAGAAGCACTCTATGAACTGTTGATTGAAAATCAAATAGTTGCAAAGAATGATGACTTTAAGCCAACCTTAGACAATCTACAGGAACTTGTAGAGTCATTACCTGAGCAATACTTTTTAAAAGCAGCTGATTCGTTGCCACCAGAAGCTAAACAGATAGCACAAGCTATTTTTTATCTAGGTGAGAATGCTACTAGGGATGAGATAGTTAAATTATTAGATAATCCTATTCCTACAGTAGACTTTAATAACGAAGATGCGTCTTATAATTATTTGTACGACAAACTAAAAGGTACTAAAGGATTTAAAGACGATGCTAAACTTAAAAAGTACTTAGACACGCTTAAAGAAGACGAGTCTATTAACGATACTGCTAGGGAGTTGTATGATGAAGACCTTGCTGAACAAGAACAGACTAAACAGTCTCAACTTGATAATCTTAAACAGCAAAAGGTAGAAAGAGAACAACAAGTAAAGCAGTTTTATAAGAATATTGATGCAGAGTTAAAAAACTTGCCATGGCAACAAGATAAGAAACAACAAGTTGTTGAGTATCTACAGCCAGATAAGGTTGATGAAATTAATAAGATGATTCAATCAAGTCCTATGGCAATAATTCAACTTGCTGATATATATACTAGGTTTAATCCAGATACAAAGCAGTTTGATTTATCTGACTTTGAATTGAAAACAGAGAGTAAGAAAAACTCAGAGATGAAAGACAATGCTAAGAAGGCGAAACTTGATAGCATACTGTCTAAAGTTAAATCTGGTAAGAACAACGTTGCTTCATCGCAACAACAAGGATTCTTTTCACAATTTGAAAAAACTAATTAAAAATGTTAAGACGTAGAAGCGCACTTGAAAAAGTTGCAAGAAAAGGTTGGGGTGGTTCATACGCAGATAGTTTTACACACGCAGAACTTTTTAGAAGCTATGGGCCAACCTATTTTGGTATGGTTGATGCTCAGTTATTTTCATCTGACATTGACTCTAACATCATTAACAAGCCATGGGTATGGTTGACTGCTGCACAAGGCAATATGATGTCAACAGAACCAGGTAAGAACGATTATTGTTGGAGACTTGCAGAAGATGTAGAAGCTGATGCAAGAATCACAAGAGCTGTAGATGGCTCTACCCCAGGTTTAGGTGGTGCTGAATTTCAAATCTACTTAGACAGAGGTTGGTTTCATGAGCCAGTATTGTTAAAGACTGAATCACATGATGCTCCTTTGTTAAGAATTGTAGGTCATCCAGTACAAATCTCTGCTAACGAATGGCAGTATACAGTTAAGTTGCAAGATGGTAATCCTGCTTCTTATATTGACGCTGCTTATTTTGAGCCAGGTCGTAGAGTAATCGATGGAGGTACATCTACTACAGATGAATTGAACTACAAGTATGGTGGCGATTATTTTGCTAACGTATTTGAACTTCAATCTCACATTGGATATTTAGGACGTAAAGTAGAAGTTACTGATAAGTTTATCAGACTTGAAATGGCAGGTAAGTCAGGTGGTATGTCTTATGGTATTAGTGGTAGAGGTGGTTCTTACTCTGATGGACAAGCTATTGGAGTAGGTTATGTATATCAGCCAGGTCTACAAGATAAGACTACATCTAAGAAGATTCCACAAGGTTCATTTGTATCTATGGCAGAAGCTAGATTGTCTGAGCGTATTAACGAAGACAAGAACTTTATGGCTGAGTTTGGTAGAAACGAAGTAACTGTAGATCCAGAAACAGGTAGACCATTAAAGGTTGCTCCAGGTTGGAGACAGTTGAGAAAAGATGGACACTACAGACCACACAATGGTAGTTTAACTCTTTACAACATCTATGAGAAACTACAGGATGTATTTACTACTAGATATGGAGTAGGTGAGCCTGTTGTTGTTCTTAAGACTGGTAAAGGTGGTATTGAGATGTTCTCAAGACTTGTTAAAGAAGAAGCAGGACTTGCACCATTTACTTTAGTAGATAGCTACTTTGTAGGTAGAACAGAAAGTGAGATTACACCTAACGCTCTTAAGTTTGGTGCGCAGTTTACAGAGGTACTAATGCCTAACGGTATTACTATCAAAGTAATGTACGACCCAACTAAAGATAATCCTCGTTATTATCCTGAGAAAGTACCTGGTACTCACTATTCTTATGAGTCATTTACATTTGATTGTTTAGACTTAGGTCAAACTGACGCAGCTCCTGCATCTGCTACTTCAAGAAGCAACATCGTAGGTGTATACGAAGAAGCATACGAAGAATACTTCATGGTTTCTAACGTATATGATATTTACAGTGGTGCTAAGAAGAATGGCGAAAATGTAGCTGTACTTGACAAGCAAGCAGGTATCTATAGAGGTACTTCATTTGGTATTAACTTCTGGGATATGTCAAGAGTATTGACTATGCCTTATAACGCATAAATTAATTAATAAACATAGGCACGAAACGCTATGAATCCACTTAAAATTATTGTTAAGCCTGTACCACGAGAGAGTGTACAGAGAAGACATTTGACACCAGTTAAAGTATTTGATCCTAACACAGGTCAGTTTGTAGACACAGGACATGTTAGCGGTAAGACTAAAGCTCGTAATGCGACTGAATCTTTACCGTTTCAACCTGATAGAGCTAAAAACAAATATAAAACAGGGTTAGAAGAAATGGTTGATAATGACTTCAAAGGAATGGATGTATTAACTTTAAAGTCGCAACGTTCTCTCAGCAATGGCTGGGATGATTATCTAGACAGAATAGTAGAGCAGGATAAAATATCACGACAGACGCTCTATGAGATTATGGATGGTGTTGAACCTGACTACTATTCTTCTAGAATACAATACGACAGTTTGAATCCAGGCAATTTGTTTGGAGGTGGTGAGAAAGAAAGGTCTTTTATTGAGCAGTTTGAGATTATTATGTATGATGGAGCAAATGTGTTTTCATCAGATACGAGTAGGGGTAGACTTGCAATACAACTATTAAAGAATAGGTCAGATGTAGCGTCTGATAAGCAGTTTAATCCTAACTCACACAGATGGTATATTGCAGAAGAGAATGAGGAAGAGTTAGATAGAGTAAAAGTACACGAGTTAGAAAACGAAGCTGTTTTCTACTTGTATGATTTAAAATCTAACTATCCTGAGTTTAAGATGTATCAGTTTGCTATACAGATTAAAACAAACAACAATATACCACTTGTAAAAGGTGAAGTTGCGCCATCTATAGTGTATGACCAACTAAACACCTACATTAAAGCGAAGACGAAGGATAAGAAGGATAACATTAATAAGTTCATTGACTTGTTTAATAAGTTTAAGAAGAGTCAGCATCTGTTTGAGATGGACTACTTAATACAGCAGGGAGTAAATGCTAACTGTTTATTCTACGATAAAGGTCAACTATATTGGAAGGATAAGAGCGGTGAACCTAATGTATATAAGTGGAGAAATGATGAAGCGTTTAGAGCATTCTTATTAGAAGAAGAATCTAAATACAATCCAAAGGAGAAAGAGATGTCTAACTATTACATAGACTTTAAAAACGAGTTAAAAGCGAAAGGAATACGACTTAAATGAGTGTATTAAAACTACATTGGCAGTTTAAACAAAGGTTTAACAAGTTAGATAGCGACAACTATCGTGATCTAACGCCAATGGAAATAGATGAAAGGTTAAATGACGCAGTTGGAGTATTTGGTGAGACGTTTTTCTCAGACGAGAGCCATACACAACGACTCGACTGGATGTCGCCTTTACTCTATACAGAAACTATACCTACTGTTCGTGTTTCTAATTCTACTTTTAGTGTTGACTTATCTACCCTTACTCATAAATACTGGCATATCAAACGTGTTAATGCTAGTACAGATTGTGGTGCTATAGACTTTGAAATAACTGGTCATGGACGTATATCTGACATCTTAAGAGACGAGTTTCAAAAGCCATCTAAAAAGTGGTTAAGAATAGTTGGATTATTAGAAAACAATAAGCTAATAATTCATACAGATGTAAACTGGGATGTAGATAGTATCACAATAACTTATGTAAGATACCCACAGCCTGTATTCTTTGGTGGTTATGATACGCCTGAGTATATAGAGTGTACAGAGAATTGCGAAGGGTTATTAAATAGAGAATCAAGCCCACAAGACTTAGAGATAACAGACTATACAGTAAGAAGATTTATAATCGAATTAGCTGTTAAAGAAGCACACAGAATATTAATGAATAGTGGAGGTGTTCAACTCCAACAAGAAAAAGTGAACAGTATGGTAAATAGTAACTAATTTGAAATGAGAAAAAACTCAGCGCAAACTGCGCAAATCGTAGATTTTATTTATGCTAAAAC